TACGTCAACATAATTGTTTGTTGCTGTTGTTGGTTCAGTTTTGCCCAAGCAGTAGTTGAACCAGCAATTGATTTTACCCACGGTTCTTGCATTAAAGTGTTGACGTGAATACCCATATCCAAAGCATTCAATGCTGTCATGTGACCTTGTAAAGCTGAAACCATTCTTTCAGAAACGTCTTGCTGTGTTTTACCTGTTGCACTGGAAACAATAGCGATATTTTTCAACATACCTTCTGTTGCTGAAGCAAGTTGTGCTTTGTCCTTTATGGACGCTTGAAGCATTGCAGAAATTGAAGCACCTTGTTCAATAATGTCTTTCTTTGACATTGAATTGTCAGTCAGTGCTTGTGTTGTCTTAATAAACTGGTCAGCCGTATTTCCTAACCTTGCGTTCAGTGAAGACAAACGTCCATCAAGTTCACCAGCTTCTTGTGCAAACTCTTTTAAACCTTCAACACCATGAAGAATACCTTCAAAGACTGTTTTTATTCCATTTCCCACAAGACCAATTCTTGTAAAAACATTTTCAAAATGACTTCCAAAAGCAGAAGCTTCACCTTGGGCACGTTGCATTGCTGAACTTAATTGTGAAAAGTCAGCACCAGCCCTGACCATTATGTTTCTTACTCCACCGATGATAAAAACCCCCTTTCTATAAAACTGTTAAATTACCAACCAGCTTGAACGACAAAAACAAAACTATTAGTTGTAACAATCGAACCGTCAGAATCAGTAATTTTCACCAAAGCTTTATATTGACCATTCAAAGGGTAAACAGTTTGTGCAAGTGTGACCGTCAAAATTCCTGAAAGTGGTGTTGTGATAGTACAGGAAACAGAAGTTGTTGTCCCGTCTGGTTTCATAATGTCTAAGTTTGCTGAAGTGATTCCAGTCAAGTTCTTAGCAACAGCACTTTCAAGAATGTTCAAGGTCAAGTTAAAACTGTTTGAATCATTTGAATTAATAAAAATCACATTGTTACTTGGTTGTTGTTCAATATCAAGATTTATCGTAAATTTCTTTAACAAGAATAAAACCCCCTATTTTGTTTGACCGTTCATTGATTCATGGATTTGTGTAACTTTTTGTAACATTTCCTCAACAGACATACCTTTCTTTATTGGTTCAGCTTCAACACCGTCAAGACGTTGTCTATAAGTTTCAAAAGGTTCAAGTTTTTCAACCCTTTGAAAGTATGCTGTCATATAAGAAATCATTAAGTCCTTTTCTGCTTTTGCTTTCTCATTTTCCATAAAAACGTTAGCAATCAACTTAAATTCATAAGGGGTCAATTCTTCAAATTCTGTCACTGAAATATTACATTGGACAGCAATCTTGAGACTTTCATACCAGTCCCATTCAGAAGGTTCTATTTCTTCCGTGTTGCTGTCTTCTGGACGTTTGGGTCATTACCAAAAGCACCTGACAAAGCTTCTGTCATTTTGTCAATCATTTCTTGTAAAGGAAGTTCGTCAAGTAAATCTTCCATATCTTCCAGTTTCAAAGCGTCACCGTGTTTTCTTCCGTCACTTAGCAAGCCACAATAAAGCAATTTTTCTATTGTTTCAAGATCATATCCACCTTTTCCAATTTCATCTAAACCAATACCAGAAATTGCTTGAAAGGTTTTTAGTGCTTTGTGTCCGAATCTAAGTTCACGTTCACGGTCTAATTTAATTAATACAACGTCGTTATTTTTTGCCATTTTTGAATTACCACCTTTTGAAGTTTAAGTTTTTGAAGTTTTATGTGTCGGAGAAACGCATTCTAAGCGAATTAGGAAGGAGTAGACGGACAATAGCCCGTCTAATTTTGTTACAAATCGTTCTATTAAGCACCCCAAGTGATAGTTGGTGCACCACTAACTTTGATTGTTGCGTCCATTGCAACCATTGCGTTTTCACCAGCTTTTGTCTTGAAGCCAGTCACAATGCCGTTGAATGTCCACTTTGTTCCAGTTGTTTGACCACCAACAGGTGGAAATTGAATTGTCATTGCTTGTGCAACTTGGTTTCCAGCCGTGTTCAATGCTGTCCACAATGCAGGGTCAGCCGTGAAGTCAAGATAACCAGCCAAAGCAATGTCTGAAACTTCTTTGAAACCTGTCACGAATGTTTTAAAACCAGCCGTGTTGTCAAGTGTTGTAGTTTCAATAGTTGTGACTTTTACGTCTAATCCATCAATTGAAGTCAAGTTCATTACGGCTGTTGCACCGATTAAAAATGTTGTACCTTGTGAAACTGCTGGTGTATTTGCTGTTGCCACCATTTAGTCATCTCCTTTTATATTCTTACTGTAAAATCAATCATTGCTTGGTAGAATTGAACGTTGTCGTCATATGTTTCACGTACTTTGTCATACGTTATTTCATAGACCATGACACCACCTGAACCACCAATAATGCGACCTTGAAAACTTTGTAACTTGCTGATAACAGCACGGGAAACACTTTTCATACTTGAATAACTGGTTGTAACTACCCAAATAGTCCCGTCTATTTCTGTTGAATTCACAAAACCAGAAAGCGTCTTTTCTTGTGTTCCGTCTGAAGATTCATAGACCGTGAATGGTGGTTTAATTCCGTCAATAACCTTTAACGGAAAGACTTTGCCGATTCCAGAAATAGGATTCAGTTCATTATATAAAGCTGTTTCAAAGTCCATTCAATCACCCCAATCTATCAATTTCATCTTGTAAAGCTTGTTCAACTATATCTGTGAAAGTTCCGTCATTGTCGTCACGTGCCTTTTTCATAAAATAATGACCGTCACGTCTTCCACCGTTTTTAAGTGTAAAACCATATTCCATTGAAGCTGGATAATAATAGTCTGTTTTGGCTGGTGGAATTCTGTCTTGACCTTTGAAGTGGTATGTGTAACCAGCGTCAAAACCAACATCAATGACAACTTTCAATTTCTTTGTATTACCTTTTTCAGTTTTAAGATTCAAAGCGTGTGCCAGTGTTCCAGAATAAATTGGTGCGTCCTTTTTTGCGTCACGTAAAATATTGTTAGCACCTTTTCTTACACCTTTTGCAAGTGCTTGTCTTGGTGCTTTGTCACCAAGATCACCAAGGAATTTCAACAACTCATTCATTCCAGCAATTTGCATATTCATTGAATTATTCATTTTCAATCAACTCCTTGCAAACTAACTGAAGTTCAGTGTGTCTTTCTTGATAATCAATGACAGCTTCAATTAAAAAAGTGCGTCCATCATATAAAACACGCATGTCAGGTGTCACGGTGTTTCTGATATATCGCATGTAAATCCTGTGAATTAATTCAGGGTTTTCAACATGTTCTTCAAAAAACTCACGTCCTGAAAGTGGTGAAACACCAACCCGTGCATTAAGAATAGTTACCCAATCGTTAACCGTTGCACCGTAACTGTCTTGTCCCATTTGTCTTTTTTGGATTGTTGCTGGTTTGTTATACTTACCAGCATTTACACGGCTTCTACTCATAGATAATTCACCGAATGTGAATCAAGAATTTGTTTCACAACAAAATTGACCTTGTTATTATCCACTGTAAAATCACGAACGTCATACATTTCATTACATAAGACAAATAAAGCAACGGTCAAATCTTCAAATTGGTCAAGATCGTAAACTTGTAACCCTGTGTAAGTTATAATGAATTGTTTACCAGCAAACAGGATTGTCGAAAAAAGATTGTCGTCAAGATTGTGGTATACGTTCGCATACTGTTTTAAATCACTTATTTGAACTTGACTTATCTTCATCTTTCTTCACCAGCTTTGCCTTTACTTTTTCAACGGCTTTACAATATCCAGTTTCAATCCAGTTTTCAATTGTGTAAGCGTCGTGTTCCAGATCATGGACAGAACCTTCAACGTAATGTCCTATTGCTGACCTACAATCTTTCAGAAATTCAACCTTCATATAATCACCCCTTGTTTTTCCAGTGATTTGACATTATACTTATGTTGGGAAGGTCTAACCCTTCCCAACCATAAAGCAAAATTATTTACCAACGTACATTGCAATTTTCTGTGGTTCAATGATAGCTGAATCACATTCCATTGTTGCAACTACACCAACAGCATACTGGTCAGCAAACCTTTCATTAAGAACCTGAAGTTCTAAGTTCTTAGTCAATTTAAGGTGCAATCCAGAAAAGTCGCCGTAAAAAATCTCTTTTGCAGAAACTCCCATATTCGGCATGTGGTCAGACACGTAAACTGGTTTACCTAAGATCGTAAACGGTGCACTTTCATGTAATGTGTTACCCATGATAAGAATACCAGTTGAAGCCGTTAGACCTTGGATATAAGCTAGAGTTGAGGTACTCATTATCCAAGCACAATTGGCTTGATATACTTGGGGAACTTTCATCTGAATATTCAGTAATTCAGCAACAGTGATAACCATAGTTGTTGCACCAGCAATCTGCATTCCAGCACCAACGTTTGCAAGACCACCAAGTTTGACAGCACCAGAACCAACAGAAGAATTGGCATTGTTTAACAATTCACCTTCAAGGAAGTAAGCAATTGCTTTTGCAACTTCACCCACGATAAAAGGAAGAATGTCAATGTCAGTACGATTGATTAAAGATTTAGAAACCAAAGCAAGTGAAGCAACAATGATGTTTCCTAACTTGATAGAACCAAAGTTTGCACTTTGTGCTGTCATAGTCGCTAATTCAGTGTAATATCCAGCGGGCACGTGTTGCGTAAAGTCGTAAGATGGTAAAATTAGGTCATTATTCACTTCCCAATGGGTCGCAAGTCCTACGATTGGCGAGATATTTTTAACAGTATCAATGATTTTGTTTGCAACAGATACAGGAATAACAACACCCTGTGAACCAGCCGATAAAGCACGTGTGTCAACACCTTTTACAAAATCAATGAAAGAACGTTCTTCTTTTGTGATAACTTCAGCACGTTTTTCAGCTTCCGTTTTTGGTGCTTTTACTTCTTTCTTTTCAAGACCACGAACTTCTTCTTCAAGTTTCAAAGTTTGGTCAATGTTACCAATTTCAGTCTTTAATTCTGCAACCTTACGAATTTCTTCTTCATTGAATGCACGCTTTTCACCTTTTGCAGAATCAAGAATCTTGTCCAATTCGTCAAGCATTGCATTGCGTTTTTCTAATAGTTCTTTCATTTAAGAAGAACCTCCTTATTTTTTAATTAATAGATAGTTTTCAAGTTCGGAATAGTCAAAGACTTCTTCCTTACGTTCTTCAATTTTTTCTTCTTTCTTTACAGAAGAAATGACTTCAACATGTTCACCGTCAAATGAACGGTTTTCTTTCACGGTGTCCTGACCGTCACGGGATTCTATTGAAGTTGCGATATATGCAGGTGTAACCGATAAAATAGAAACTTCAAGTAAATCCATTTCTGATACAAAACGTCTTTGAACGTCACCGTCTTCACTCCATCTGTCCTCTTTTGAGATGAAACCAAATGACCAACCACGTAATTCATTCTTTTTGGCTTTGTCCATAACTTCAGGGTCAGTCACGTCACAAATTGCACGTAAACCAATTGAATCTTCATATAACGTTAGATTCCCGTTTGAAGTACCTCCCAAATTCCTGTCTTCCTTGTGATTGAATAACAGATCAACGTTGTTTGTTTTATCCAGTGCACGTTGAAAAGCACGGGGTTCAATTTGTTCAATAAAATTTCCTCTTACTGAAGGAATCGGTCTTGAATCCCTTTGAACAACATTGACATATCCTTCAAGATGAACAGAATCATTTCTGATTTCCACTTTCATTATTGTTTTCACCACCTTTCAATGGTGGGTCTTCTGTTGCTGAACTCTCATCAACAACAGGTGCTTCACCAGTACCCGTTGCACCTTCAATCTGTTCACCCATTTTTGCAAGCCTGTTTGTGTTGGGGCTGTAAATTTCACCTGTTTCTGGTCGATACAAAACATCCTGTAACCCTAATTTTATAAAGTCAAAACCAATAGGTTTCCAGTTTTCCATTGACCTAATTTCATCAACTTGAAGAATTCCACTGTCAATGGCAAGCTGGTAAGCTTGGAATCTTTGAAGGATATTTGCACGTAAAATTTCAGTGGTTTCAAATTCAAACCGATATTGACCTTTTTCTTTCTGTAAAAGAAGATCACGGTTCAAACTGGTTTCAAAAGCTTTCAACATTGGTAGAATTGCAAGTTTAATGAAGGAATCATAAAGCATTTCATTTCCACCTGTTGCTTTTCCGTTTAACAATTCAACTGGTACACTGAACATTTTGTAAATTGCTTGATCATTTGCAACCTTGTTTGCATTCACTTGCATTTCAACCGAACTATTGTTCGATTCTTGGAATTCAAGACCATTGTTGAGAATAATTACATTTTCAGAATTATTTGAATAGAGATTTGCAAAAGCTTGCTTCAGTGAAGTCATTGCTTCAGGTGAAAGTCTTGAAGAACTTTTCAAAAATCCCTTCCTTTGTCCCCCTGTCCTATATAACATGTCCTCGAACACAAGCTGGTTATAAGAAACAGACAGAACTTTGTTGTTTTCGTCAATTGTTCCAATTCCCTGAACCCCGTTTATAGTCTTCCTTGTCAATTTAATGAACTGGAATTCCTTGTACATTTCACCATAGACAGTGAATTCATACTTTTTGAAAATAGGATTTGGGTCAAGAACCATTACACCAATCTGTTGATTAGGTACAAAATTAAGACTTTGAACGCTGTTTCTTTGTCGGTTTATATAAGAATAACCAGCACCATAGGTCAAACAATCTTCAACAAGTGCTTTTTTCCATTGAAACGGGTTTAATAAATCACCAGTGTCAGTGTTTAAAAGTGTAACCCGTGGGTCATTTTTCACTTCTTCCACCGTTTCGTCAACGTCACTGATTTTGTATAGTTTAATAGGTAAACTTGCAACAGTATCAGAAATCAAATTGACACAAGAAGCATATGAAGGAATCATCATTGCTTGTTCTTTTGTAATAGTTGAAGGGTCAACAAAGCTGGAAAGAATGTCGTCAAGAGTAAGTCCAGTGTTCACGGTGTCCCGTTTTTCAGTCTTTCTAAAGTTCCACCATGCCATTAGCACACCCCCTTTCTTGACACAATGGAATTATTAAACAGCTTCAATGAATCCTTGTTCAATTAAATGATCAAGTGTTTCTTTTGGCACGTCTTTCAGATCATCAACTTGACCATCTTCCAAGAACTTCACATTGCCAAAATATCCAGTTTGTTCACCAGCTTCATTCAAAACAGGCAAAGCAAAAGCAGTATCTTTTAAAACTTTATACATTTAATCCTTCCTTTCTATTAAGCTTGTACACCACCAAAAGTGACTGCTAGTGTTCCCGTTGTTGGTGCAACAGTATATTGTGCGTTTGCTGACATTTGATACAATGGTGTTCTTAAAACTGGAATATCAGAGTCAGTAAGAATCTTTTGACCAGCATTTGGAATAGAACCAGTCCAGACTTGAAAGTTTCTTCCTAACAAGTTTTTAACGTAAAGTGTTACGGTGACAGCTTGGTCACTTGGATTGTCAATCATAATATTGGTATTACCAGTAAGTGTGTTCACGTTCTGAACTGTTCCAGTGTGAAGCAAGGTGTCAAGAATTGCTAAGTTAACAAGCTGAACTTCTTGATAGTTACGTCCAGTTTGAATAATGTTCATTGCACCACCGACACCACGTAAACGGTCAAAGGTTGCACCGTTGTAAAGGTATGGTGCTATTGCAAACATTCCAGTTGCTGGCATTGCGTCAAGACCTCCAGCACTTCTCACCCTGTCCCATGTTGAACCGTTGTAAACATAATTACCGTTTGCTTGTAACCCACTTCCAGTGACAGTGTCAGCGTTAACACTTGCACGTCCTTGACCGTCAATACTTACTTTTGGAATAGGCATTCCGTTTCCGTCTGTATCCATTCCAACAGGATAATTGTTTTGATTTACTGCCATTTATTCACCCCCTTTCAGTTAGATGACTTGTGCACCCCAATCACTTTCAGGGTTGAAAATAACGTCCTGTTGAAGCAAAGCAATACTATTTATAAGGCTGACAACCATGTCCACTTTGCCGTTAGATTTCTTTTTGTTCACGTAAAGGTCTTTATTGTTGTTTTCAACAGCACGTGCGTTCATGAAATTAATTTCCAACAGTTTATTTTCTGTGTAAAAGAACCTACCAGAATTGATTGCTTCTTTTAATAGCTTTGTGGCTGGGTGCAAAATACTTCCGTGTTGCTTCATTTCTACAACTCTCCAACCCTTTTCACGTTCGATACGTTGTATAGTTGACAGTGCGTTGTAACGGTCAAAAGCTATACCTTGAACAATGACACCAAATTTGTCTTCCAAACTCATGATCATGTCTTCAATTACTGAATAATCAATAGTTAAATCACCAGTAGCAAAACATTTTCCAGATTTGATGTGTTCTTGATAGTTTTCTTTTTCAAATCTGTTCTTTTCTTCAATCCTGTCTGCTGGAATGAAAGCATAACTGTCACAATAAATGTTTCCATCTTCTTCAGTCGTCATTGTGAAGCTTGTGTTGTCGTTTGTAAGACTTAAATCCAATCCTATCCAGACAGGACGATTTGACCAATCAAATGAATCTATCTTCCCTTTTCTAACCTGTTCAATATCAACATAGGATTCACCACTTGAAGAAGCTAAAAAGTGATTACAATGCTTTGTCAAGAATTCTTCACGTTTTAATGGTTTTTCAAGTGCTTCTTTTCTGTTATCTCGTATTTCATTGTAGTTGGCTTCTAAGCGAAGGGGATTACTCATGTATAAGCCTTGTTCTGTCCAGAGATTGTCTTTGTCTGCATAATAAAGAAGACTGAACATTCTTTCGTCCTCAATCAAACCAGCGTAAACTTTTTTAAGGAAGTCTAATTCTTCAAGCATGATTGATTTTGATTCAGCGTAAGCCGTTGTTATTTTGAATCTAAGAGGGTTTTTAATATTCAACTGTCCTGATTGAAGTGCACTCACGTTCTGAAAGTCAGTCATTGCACCAAATTCGTCTGCAATATATGCTGAAGGTCTTATCCCGTTGTTCCTGTTTGCTTCAGAAGTACGTGCTTGATAATAGGAATTTGTAATTTTACAGGTGATTTTCCCTTGTAAAGTCGTGGATATTTTGAAGTGTGGTTCAAGTGCTGGTGACGATTGAATCAATTGTGTCATTGCTTTCTTGACCTCACCAGCAAGTTCACGGTCAAGACATATTGAATAGAATTCAGACATGTTTTGTTCTGTCAGCAATAAAACAATAAAGATGATTCCTACAATTTGCGTTTTCCCGTTCTTACGTGGGATAAACAAAACATTGTCACGGTGCTTGAATCTTTCAGGGTCATTCTTGAATCTCCAACCAAAGACATTGGCGAAAAAGAACCCCTGAAACGGTGCAAGGTTGTCAAGCATTGGTTCACCAGCTTTTAAACCAGTAGGAAACACCAAAAGACCAATAATGTCTTCAACCTTCTGTACTTCATCAAGATCAAAATAATATGGATAATCTTCTTCATTTTGCTTTTCTAAATCCCTGAAGAACCATTCACATTGAACTTTGACCTCTTTTGTGGTTATTTCTTTTCCGTCCAGCACGTCACGTGCGTATTGAACTGCCATTTCATAAAGCAAAGTTATTTAACCCGTTTTAAAGCTTTCAACAACGGGTCTTCCTCTTTCTTCTTTAAAGTAGCGTTAATGTTCCCCAATTTTGCACGTGACTGTGGGGAAAGTCCCAATTCATTTGAAGCACGGTGAAAAGATTTCTCCCATTTTTCCCGTTGAATCATTAAGTTCTTATCTAATCTGAATGAAGTATTTTCATTCATCTTGGTATGAATCCATTCAAGTGATTCCCTTGATATGGCATATAGTTCAACAATAGAAACGTCAAGATTTGAAAGAATGTTTGAAGCTTTGTAATGATCAACAACAGCATTGAAATATTTCCTTTGTACTTCATTCAAATATTCCGAAGGAACAACATTATCTGAAGCACCTTTCAACTTCTGTTCAGCTTCTTGTCTTTCACGTTTTTCTTCCTTAGTTAAATTCTTTGATACAAC